CGACGTGTATGAAGAAGTGCGTAACAAACGGGCTACACCCATAAAGGAGATCACATGACGACAGTTAAACAGGAGATGGATAAGACGGACAAGATGGTTCGGCGGGTACGGGCGGGGGCGACGCCACCGCAAGACGATACCCCCAAAAAAGAACCTATCGACTGGCGCGAAGAATTTAAAGACGAGTGGGATTATCACGGTATCATTTACACAATCGGCAAGACGCTGGCTTGGGTGCTGGTTTTGTCGGTTATGTTTGGTGTTATTTACGGCAGTCTTATTACGGAGCAGATATGAGAACATACGAACGAACCCCAGAAGAGCTTGCTTCTGCAGCACGTAAGGTAGAACTTGTGCTGAACATAGCTGGTAACGGTAACGAACAGATCAATGTTCTTGCAATCGCGCTATCTAACGCAGTCGTAGAACAAAGCCTAGACATGACTAGTGTAATAAACGGGCTTACTACGATATATCTTGATATGGACGAACGTTTCAGATCAACGGAGGACGATGATGATGATTACTGAAGCAGAACGGGAGTTAGACTTGCAACTAGGAGACATGATTCGTGAAAACAACGTACTCAAACAACGGCTCGAAGCAGCAGTCACAGAAGCACTGCGACTCCGACATAAACTCGAGCACATTTACGCCCTCAGCCAACTGGCCCTTTCCGAAGACGTTACCGAACGAGAAAGAAATCCAGCGCCGATTACGCACGCAGACAAAGCGGCGTATTGAAGATACAGAAGAAGCACCATTTTAAGGAGAGTGACATGGACGGATTTAATGGCACGAGCGCCGACGACTTACAGTACGGCGGTACGCACTACAAAGACATGACCATACAGCCATGGACTGTTATGGAAGCGGTGCTGACACCACAAGAGTTCATTGGCTTTTTGAAGGGAAACATCATAAAATACAGTCTGCGCCAAGGGAAGAAAGACAGTCCTGACGCTGACAAAGCCAAACACTACATGCAGAAGCTCGAAGAGTTTGAAAACAACTTGATGTGGAACACTAAGAAGTAAACTTTTTAATACGGGCGTACTAGCCTTGTAGATGTGACTGTACGCTTACGCGACAAGTTTTTAAGTGGACTTGTCGACACCTTAAACAGGTGCGGCGGGCGCCTGACGAATCTACTACCCACCACTTATTTACTTGATGAAAGAACACAATGGATATTTTGACTCTAGACTTTGAGACGTATTACGACAAAGACTTTTCTTTGTCAAAGATGCAAACAGATGCTTATGTTAACGACCCGCGCTTCGAGATTGTGGGCGTTAGTATTCTGAAAAACGACGAGCCAGAAGCAACGTGGTTTAGCGGTACGCATGAAGATACACTCGCGTGGATGCACGCGAACTACGACTGGGAAAACTCAGCTGTACGCTGCCACAACACGCTGTTTGATGGGTACATCATGACGCAACGCTGTGGTATCAAGCCGAAGTTGTGGATGGATACGCTCGGGCAAGGTCGCATGTTGTTGCCTTATCTGACATCGCACTCACTCGCTAACCTAGCTAAGCAGTTCAACCTACCCGCGAAGGGTACAGCAGTTACCCGTGCTATGGGTAAGCGCCGCTTGGACTTTAATCCCATGGAATTAGCGGAGTATGAAGAGTACTGTAAGCATGACACGTGGCTGTGTCGTGAGCTTGGCAAGCGGTTCGATCCGTTCACCCCGGCGCTAGAGTTAAAGCTGATCGACATGACTATACGTATGTTCACTGAGCCTACGCTGGTAGGTGATGAGATCAAGATGGAGCAGCTCTACAAAGACGAGGTTGTTCGTAAGGACGCCCTGCTGGCTTTAGCAGAAACAAACCGTGAGATTATTATGTCGAACGACAAGTTCGCCGAGCGACTACTTGAGCTAGGGGTTTCTCCGCCACGCAAGCAAAGTAAGGCGAACCCAGAAAAGCTGACCTACGCGTTTGCCAAGTCAGATAAAGCGTTCACTGATTTACTAGACCACGAAGACAGCGATGTTCAAGCACTCGTCGCCGCGCGGCTTGGCGTAAAGACTACCATTGCTGAGACTCGTGCGCTTAAGTTTCTGGAGACCGCGAAACGAGGACCGCTTCCTGTGTACCTCAACTTCTGGGGTGCTAAGACTACAGGGCGATACTCCGGCGGCAACTCGATCAACTGGCAGAACATCCCTGCGCGTGGTCCATCGGCTGGTCTACGTGACGCGCTTCAAGCCCCTGCTGGGCACACGGTGTTGGTAGGTGACTCATCGAATATCGAGCTTCGCACTGTGATGGCGTTAGCTGGTCAGGACGACGTGCTAGAGAAACTGCGTAATGGTGTCGACTTGTACTGTGACTTCGCTAGCCAGTTGTTCGGACGCGAGATTACCAAGAAAGACAAGGGCGAGCGGTTCCTCGGCAAGACCGCCATGCTGGGTCTACAGTATGGTGCTGGGGCGATGCGGTTCATGGACATGGTACGGCTAGCCAAACGCCAAGACCCGACTGTCGAACTTATAGATGAAGACCGCGCTCATACTATTGTGGACTTGTACAGGCTTGTGCACCACAAAGTGGTGGATTTATGGCGTCGGTGCCATGACGTGATCCTGCCTGATATTGCTAACGATTGTTCGCTCATTAACGTGGATGTAAATGGGTGGTTTATCACCCAGAACGATGGCTTTGGCAGACCGGGCGAGCCCGGAGTCATGTACCACGACTTACAGACAGACGGCAAAGAGTGGACGTATTTGATGGGGAAACAACGGGTTCGTATCTTTGGGCCAAAAATTGTAGAAAATTTATCCCAACATGCTGCAATGCGGATCGTTATGTGGCAAACTGCTCGTATCAATCAGCGCTACCCAGTTAAGCTATCCGTCCATGACGAGGCTGTCTGTGTGGTGCGTAACGACGAACTTACTGAAGCCCGTGCTTACATGGAAGAGTGTTTATCTATGACGCCACCTTGGTGCCGTAGCATACCCGTTGCGTGTGAGACAGGCGTTGGTCCTTCATATGGAGATGCTAAGTGACCCAACCTATGCCGCTGTCTTTCAGCAGACTATCTACATTCGAGCAATGCCAAGCGCAGTTTGATTACTTGTACGTATCCAAGCGGGTACAGAACTCTAGTAACGATGCGTCTGAGTATGGCAATCGAGTACACGAGCTACTGGAAGCTAAAGGTAAAGGTGAGCTAGACGAAGCGACGCTATCCATAGAGGGGCAACAAACGCTAAGCAAGTGGGGGCACATAGTCGACAAGATTCTTGCGCGTGACGGCACGAAGTACTTCGAGTACCAGATGGCTGTTAGCCGCGCGCTAGAACCTGTTGATTGGTTTGCAAAAGATGTATGGCTTCGATCCATTGCTGACGTGCTTGTAGTTGATGGCGACACAGCGTATTGCTTAGACTACAAAACAGGCAAGGTGAAAGACAATCCGACCCAGTTGCAGTTGTTCGCAGCTATGGTTATGTGGCATTTCCCAGAAGTAAACACGGTGAAGACTTCATTCATCTGGCTTAAGTTTGACGAAGTTACAAACTCAAAATACGAACGACGGTTTCTTAGCTCGCTTTGGCGCGCACTGGAACCACGGTTCGACAAGGTACAGGAAGTTATAGACATGGGTGTATTCAAAGCCACGCCGTCTGGGCTATGCCCATGGTGTCCGGCTAAACATATATGCCCTGACGCACGACTAAAAGGTAGAAGATGAAAAACGAAGGCGATGTCAAAAAGATTGTTAAAGAAACCCTCAAGAGTTCTCCAGTTTGCTGGTGGTTTATGCCTCCTGCCAACGGCTATGGGCGCTCTGGTATCCCTGATTTTATTGGCTGTGTTAACGGCTATATGTTCGCTATTGAGACTAAGTTTGGTCGGGGCACTACGACTGCTAACCAAGATCGAGAAATCGCCGCGTTAAGTCAGGCAGGGGCGCAAGTTTGGATTGTCCGTGAGACAAGCGTTGACGTATGGGAAACAGAATTTAAGGCGTGGATAGCACTATGCTCGTAATACCAGAGAAACGTAAGATCATTATTAACAGCACGGAGAACGATGCTGTAGCTAGTGTGATGCCGCACGCGAAGAAGTTTACTCACAACGGCGATAGCATGGTCGCTCTGCCTTATGGGGTCGACGAAGCAAGAGTACTAAAGAACTTAGGTTTCAATGTACCAGCTCCAATTACGCAGTACTACAACTGGCCCGCTCGGTTTACGCCGATGGAACATCAGAAAGAAACCGCTGCATTTTTGACGACTCATAAACGTGCGCTATGTCTGAACGCTCCGGGCACAGGTAAATCCATTAGCTCGATTTGGGCGGCTGACTTTTTGCTGGAAGAAGGCGTGGCCAAGAAAGTTCTCATCATCGCGCCCCTATCTACGGTGAAGGTCGTTTGGGGGCGTGAGCTTAAGCATCACTTGCCGCACAGGTCGTTTGTTATCTGCACAGGGACTAGGGAAAAGCGCTTGCGCTTGTTGGAGACACCGGGCGTACAGTACGTCATCATCAACCACGATGGCTTCACTAACATGCAGGCGGATTTAACTGGCTTTGATGTGGTCATATACGACGAAGCTACAGCGCTTAAGACACCGGGTAGTCAACGGTATAAGATATTTTCTCGCTGGATGCAGGCGCATCAGCCGTGGTTGTGGATGCTGACGGGTACACCTATATCCCAAACACCAGCCGATGCGTGGACACTGGCAAGACTTGTTGACTCACCGATGTGCCCTAAGAGCTTTACTACGTTCAAAGACTTGGTGATGCAGAAAGTGACGACGTTTAAGTGGATACCAAGACCTGATGCGCTAGAGACTTGTAAGCGAGTACTTCAGCCATCTATTCGGTTTTCTTTGGATGAGTGCAAAGACCTGCCAGATACTAACTTCGTTGGGCGCAAGACATCGCTTACTAAACAGCAGGAGAAGGCGTTCAAAGAGATGCAAGACAAGGCGGTTACAGTTTTTGCAGGAGGAGAAGTGACAGCAGCTAACACGGCTGTTATGCTCGGCAAACTCTTACAGATTTGTTGCGGAGTTGTCTATGGGGAAGATACTACTATTGCAATAGATGCCAGTGAGCGGTATAATACACTTACTGAGTTACTTACTGAGATCGGCGACAAAGCGATCATATTTGTACCGCTGAAAGGCGTGCAGCACTGGCTGGTAACTAAGCTTATTGCTGACGGCTTTGATGTAGCAATGGTAAACGGTGACACAAGTAAGAAAGACAGAGATCAGATATTTAATGACTTTCAGTACACAGACAAGCCGAAGATTCTGCTAGCGCACCCCAAGGTTGCGGCGCATGGTTTGACGCTTACGAGAGCTAAAGATATTATTTGGTTTGCTCCAATTTATTCACTTGAGATGTATGAGCAGGCTAACGCTAGGATTCGCCGGTTGACAACAACGGGCAAAACGTCTGTGTGGCACATCTGGGCCACCAGCTTCGAGGCAGAGTTATACCGCCGACTCCGCGCGAAGCAAAGTACACTGGCGGAGTTTTTGAGTTTGGTGCGTGGCATCAACAGTGACGAGCAATAAACGAGGTGACTTAATGAATTACAACGAAGCAACAGAAAAGTACCTGCGGGTACGAAAAGAAATAGACGATCTTGAGAAAGCACACAAAGCAGAAAAAGCCAAGATGATGGAAAAGCTGCTGATGCTGGAAAGTTGGATCACTGCTAAGGCACAAGAGGATGGGCTTCAGACAATCAAGACGCCATTTGGTACTGGCTACTGGTCAACCCACCACACTGCCACCGTTGCCTCAAGAGAAGAGTTTTTTAGTTTCTGTAAAGAAAATGATGCGTGGGATATGGTCGAGTCACGCGCGTCAAAGCTAGGAGTCAAGAGTTACATCGAAGCTACTGGCGCACCTCCACCGGGGGTAAATTTCTCATCGACTCGTGTATTTAATCTTCGTAAAACTCAAAACAAGGAGTAACCTAATGAGTAACGTAGCAACAGTCCCAGCGCACATTGCAGCGCGTATCGCAGCCCGTCAACAGGCAGGCACTAAGTCCGCTATCACAGCCGCTATTGTGGGTGAGGGCGGGGTAAGTATTCCACGTATCAGCATTCGTGCTGGTCGTTATCGCTTGAATGAAGACGGTGTCGAGACAACCGTAGGTGTGACGCTAGACACAATCATCGTGGGCGCGAACAATCGCGTATCCAAAGTTTTCTATGCTAAAGCATTTGACGCATCAGCCGAAAACGTGCGCCCTGATTGCTGGAGTAATGACGGCCTGAAACCAGACAGCTCCGTAGCCTCCCCCGTGCATTCCTCTTGCGCAGATTGCCCGAACAACGTTCTGGGCTCTAAAATCCTGCCATCTGGCTTCAAGTCTAAGGTGTGCGCTGACCAACGCCACTTGGCTGTGGTAGCGGCAGCGGACCCCAGTAAGGTGTACAGCCTGACCGTGCCGCCGTCTGGTATGACAGGGCTGCGTGAGTACTTTAAAGACCTAAGCAACTACGGCATTGCACCAGAAGAAGTAGTAACTGAGTTGGGCTTTGACGATCAAGCAAGCTACCCCAAAATTACTTTTAAGCAAAAAGGTTACGTGCCAGAGAAAGCTATCTCCCGCGTAGACAATTTGTTACTGAGCGATAGTGTCAAAATCGCAACACGGCAAATGGCCCCTACTAAAGCGGGACCGGCGTTATCAGCTCCTAGCACCGCTAGTGCCATGTTGTCTCATGTTGACTCATCTGGACCCACAGCTGACGAAGCATATGGGGAAGAAGAACCTATCCAAGCAAAATCTGTGCAAGCTAAACCTATGGTTTCCCCTGTGAAGGCATCGGATGAATTAGCTGCTAAGATCGACAGCCTCTTCGACGAGTAATAGAATAGGCGTTAGCATACGCCCCGGCTGGTCCGGGGTTTTTCATCTAGGGGCATGTTTTGGATACAAAGAACTTTCTTACTCGCATATTCGCCCAGACAGACGAGCTAGTTATCTGCACACATAGACCTGATTCAACAGGTAGAGACCAACGCGGTATCTTCTGGAACCGAGGGTCGTTCGCAGATATTGACGATGCTGTAGCCGCGATACAGACTTGGGACGCGGAACC